CTCTCGGTATGGAATCGATCCGAGGCCGATATCCCTGTGAGGTCGCTCCCGCTGATTCCGGTATAGGTCATGTAAAACGGATCGTCCGACCCGTTATCGATCACTACGGCTCCAGTAGTGCCGGCCCCGTCTAGCTTCTCGAAAATCGAAGAATCCGAAACCGTCAGCGCTGAGCTTGACGAAACGATATAATTCGCCGTCAGGGTCGTCTTGAAGTCGCCCGATCCAACGTTATAGAAGACCCTATCTCTTCCGTCCACGTATGAAGACGCACCAACGGCGAGCCTTGATTGTAGTATCGACGTTCCATCCCAAAGAGATAGAACCCAGTCCCGGCCGGCGCCTGTAATGTTCTCAACTCTTCCCATAAAAACGGGCTCAAATTGCTCAACCGAATAGCCCGGAAAGCCCGCTTTTAGAATGGCTATTGAGCCCCTTACCGCCGAGTACGCCAGATCAGATATCGACTCCGCCGTGATTTGTATCGAGCAAGTCCCGTGCGTATACCTCCAGTCTCCGAGACTGATTGATGAGCCCGATACCGACACCTCCATCCCGATGACCTCGGGCACGCCATACCCGGCAGAGGAGCATGCGTAAAACTGGCGACCCGGCGTCCCCGACCACTTCAACACGTGGAGAAGAAACACAGGCGACGAGGCCTGAGATCCCATCCTAAGCGCGAAGTCCGGGCTCCAAGTCATCCTTCAGACACCCATGCGTTATTTAGTTGAGCCCTATAGCTCTCGACGGCCTCTTGAAGCGATACACCAGAGACCGGTAGCCCGGTGGTAGCCCTGAGCGCTGCAGAGGTCTCGCCGATGGCCTGGAGCGTTCCCCAGTCCTCTACCAGAGTAAGGTCTAGCGTGTAGCTAATGCGGTGGTTTGATTCCACGATAGGGTCACCTACAGATCCCTCCGGCATGACCAGCGATGGAAAGAAATCTCTATGTCTCACAAGCACAACGCCCGACTGATACGAATAGACCAACGGATTACCGGTTAAGCTCATCGTCTTTCCGGTAGATATACCAGCCGACACATAGCGGGTTTCCCTCAGGCCCTCAGGCGGAGGGCTCGAAACCGAAACCTCATCGTTCGTAGCCAACGATGCGCCACTATTCCATGCGGAAAACTGATTGGAGGCCACTGTCGAAATAGTGGTCGAACCGCGTATCGGTGACCTGGAATCCACATCGACAAATCCGGCCCACGCCTTCGACGCATCCAGCGCGAACCCTATCGACCCACCGCGTTCAAGGTGCGCGCTCAGCGTCTCAAATTGACGCACTAGCGGCGCGCTTGTGAAGTTCTCGAGAATGATCCGAACCTGAAGCCGAGACGCGCCCGAGGTCCTAAAGAATGATCCGCCTCTGGTATATGTGTCGGCGACCTCTCGTAATTGCGTGATCTGTAAATCACTCAACGGCTCAGCGAGGTCGATAACCTCCAGCGAGCCAGCCGGATCCGGGTAGTAATAGATCGCGGGGTTTCCCATCTCATCCTCCAGAGAATGCGGCCGAGGTCCTGCCGTACTTTCCGACCGCCCTGTCTATTTCCCTAACGAGTCTGGGGATTACATCGCGATCCATTATTGATGTCGAGATGTTCACAGTAACCCCGCCGCCGGTGCCCATCCTGTAGGCTTGATCTTGAGCCTCTCGGCCTCCAGCCTGGATAATGGTCTCCCCCCTATGGACAAGCGCCGTGCCTGTTCTCGAGATACGCGCAGCTCCCGACGAATAGCTATCCCCGATTCCAAAGAGGTCCTTCGCTCTTCCCTTCAAGTCAAAGTCGAAGACGTTGGCTATCGCATCCCTAATGCCCTGAATCAATGCGTCCCAGGTCTTAGGGATAGCCTCAATAATCGCCTTGGAGATTGCATACGGTAGTTCCATAATCAGCCAAGGAATCCAGGTCAGGGCCGCCTCAACCAAGATACCCGGTAGCCTCTTCATCAATAGGTTAATCACAGACGGGAGAGCTTTTGCGATGTTCTCGAAACCCTTCTCTAGATTATCCGCGAAGCTCTTCGCGTTATTCTTCAGCTCCTGCACTGTCATCTCCCCAATCTCAGCGACGGCACCGATCGCGCCAATCACTGAACCGATAACAGGCCCCAGGCCAGCCGCCGTCGCCACAGTCCCCGCCGCCCCAGACACATCGCCACCCGCGAGCGATAGCCCGGCGCCCGTCACTGAAGATATCAAATCCGCCTGAGCTTGCTGCATCTGCTCCGTTTCATAGATTGCGCTTTCAATCTCTGCGAGTATCTCATCGATCCCGGCAGACACCGACTGAGACCAATCGTCTAGATTCAGCGAGCCCTCAACACCATCCGCCAATTGGTCAAACGCTGACTCAAGCTCGCCGAGCTGGGCCACCAATCGATCAACCCCGGCCTCCGCTCCGCTCCATGTCTCGAACGCCTCTGTGATGGACGCGTTCAGCTTGTCCCACTCGCTGATCTCTTCTTCTGCCGCCTTCTTCCGCTTGTTCGACCCGCTCACCGCCGACGCGGTATTCTGCTCTTGAGTCTTTCTAAGCGCCTCCAACATTGCCGCTTGATCTGCCTGTTGCTCAGCCGTCAGCCTGCTCTCCTCGCCGAGTTTAGCAAGCGACTCCTCCAGGCTCTCCGCCGCGTCCCTTCCCTCTTTCATGTAGGACGCCCAGTTCCCCTGTAGAGCGCCACCGCCGGCCCACATCCTCTGGAAGCTCTCAAGCGCGCCCTCAGCCCCCTCTACGGCGCCTCTGAAGTCTCCGATCTGGACAGACATGAACGCCTTGTTGAGATTGAACAAGGTCATAGCAAAGCCGGCCGTCGTCTCCCAGACGTCCCCGATGGCGAGGCTGAGCGTCTTCATTACGCCAACCGTCGCCGCAAGGTATGACACGTAGCCATCAGGACCCATGAACGCATCAAATGCGGCCATCTTGAGCCGCTTGATCATGATCTCCTGAAGCGCAGTCGCCCTCTGCATCCTCTGAGTCGCCGCCACCGCTTCCGGGCCAGCAACGAATCCGATCCGCTCCATCTCTTCCCGGTAGGCTTCGACATCCCCTGTATTCAGCGCTTTCTGAAGATCAATAGCCGCACGACCAAAGGCAGCCGTCATCGCCGCCGCCTGATCTCCTACAGACTCCATCCCCCGAACCGACTCGATGAAGCCCAATACCTTCTCATCCATCGTGTCGAAAGCCGACGGGTCGAACGACATCGGCAGCGTTTCAAGAACCCGGTTTAGCTCCCCGGTTCCGTTCGCTGCGTCCGACATCCCGCGTCCAAAGGTGACAAACCCCCTCTCCAGTTTCTTGATATCCGAACCGGTAGACCTCGCCATCAAATCGAAGGTCTCGAGAAGCTCCGTCGACATCCCGGTGATTCCAGACATATCCCCAAAGGTGTTCACGGTTTCCTTCATCTCGTCCGCGAGACCTTCAAGGAATTTGATCGATGCAATCGCCGCCGTGCCAATCGCCGCAAGCCCTCCAGCCGCAGCGAGGGCGCCGGTCCTGAGTGAAGCCATGCCCCCCGTGGTGGTGTTGGCCTCTCCTCCTACCTTCTTCAGTCCCGGGCTCGCCTTGTCGTCGAGCTTAAGAACCATCTTGACTATTTTGGATGCCATCACACTCCCCCGATATCAACGACGGGAACGGGCGCCGGAAGCATCGAACCCCGGCTCTCTCGCTGGAGTCTCTTAACAAGCGCCGCCTGATGGGCGTCGGCATGTTGAAGACAGACTATACAGAGGCTCAACTCTCCCGCGTCCATGTCCAACACCTCCCCAGGAGTGCGCCCGTATCGGCGCGCGATTCGATCAACCAGTAGTGCCAGATTTGGAGACCTCGCGAAACGTGGCAACGGCCTTTTGTTCTGCCTCCATCCCTTCTCTAGAGTGCGCCTGGACGGCCGCAGCTAGCTCTTGACGAAGGGGCCACGGCAGAGAATCAATAGATAGGATCGATGCGTCCGTGTTGACCTCTCGATCTTTAATGGTGAAACTAATCTGTTCCCACGCCTCACCGTCTTCGCTGGCTTCCACGATTCCCGCACATACGAGCGCGTCAAGCGAGTCTGATAGCTTCGCCTGCTGAACCTCTGTCATAGACGCCATTTTTGACGCCCAAGATGCGCTAACCTTCTCGGCTTGCTGCTCTTCGTCGTCTTCTCCCATGATGTCAGCGATATCGTCCGGCGCAAACTGGACCATCGTGGCGAGACCGGCCCGCAAGACATCGCGAGACCTCACCCGCTTGATTCTCCAGTGTAGTCCCCCGGCCTCTATGTCTTTTGTCGCCGTCCTCTGGATTAGTTGAACTATCCCCATAATGCCGCTCCTTTCGCCCTTTCGGGCTCTTGTTATTAGTTCTGGGTTCCACTGCTATCGCTGTTCGTCACCAATATCTTCAGCCCCTCATCGGTGCCGTCGCTCTCACACACGAAAGAGCAGGACATCGAGACTACACCCGCGTCACCTATGTCATCAGACGACGTCGAGAGATATGCGTTTTGGCATGTGATAGCGAACGATCGAGTGCTACTCGTAAAGGTGATGGTCGCGTCGGATTGCGTGCCTGCAATCATGGCATTGTAGAGCGCGTCGACGGCCTCCAGCTCGACGTCCAGGGTGACGCTCATGAAGTCCGAGCGCATAGGCTCAGAGGTCAGCACCGAGCCGAGAAGCTGCCGCCTGTCCAGGCTGTTCTCTACCTTTAGGGTGAGGCTCTTCAGGTCGTAGTTCGAGCCCCCGAAAGCGAATTGCCCCGCCTGCGAGTGCAATACAAGATTCTCGTTTGTTCCGTAGCTGGGAGTGCCGGCGCTACCCCGGGTCGCTCCAGTCTGAGCGATGAAGTCCAGATCGAGCATCATCGCCTCGCCGGCTGCGACCGATAGGGTGAGGCTGTTGATCTTTACGCCCTCGAATACCTCCGACTGGCCAGAGGTGCCGCGCACCGCTTCAACGGTGAGGCCGGTGGGTGGAGTGGCCGCGAGTGTATATGTGTGAGTGTAGCTCGAAGGGCCCGAGCCAGCGTCGGCGAGAGTGCCAAGACCGTGCTTCAGGAGCATCCCGATATTATCGTAGGTCGCCACCATGGACGCAGATCCATCGCAGACCTCTTCGCTGATGAAGCTCCCCCGGCGCATAGCGCTACCGGCGCTACTCTTTAGATCCGGGCGCGGCACTTGGACGACCTTCCGCGATAGACTCACGCTCGCGACTGGCCTCCAATTAGTTCTACTCGTCGGCGATCCCCAAGTTGTTTCCTCCGAAAAACCGAGCGCCGTATTCCTGCCAGTATAAGCCATATTGCACTTCCTTCCTTATGATTCGTCGATGTCTTGAACGTCTACAATGGCACGCGCCTGTAAAACGCGGGTTAATGAGGTTCCAATAGTTACCGATAGAGTGTAATTACTTCCTGAGCTTCCGCCCTTGACTCTGACCATCGCCCAGCCTGGATCTGATATCCGGGTCAGGCTCTCATCATATCGTCCGGCGTCATCCGTTCCACCCGAGAGGACCTCAACTGTGACGTAACTAATCTCCTCCAGTCGAAGAGAGTCCTGGTTCGCGGTGACTCTGGACTGAAGGGCTCGCCTGCAGTCTACCCACACATCGATCTCCTCGGCAGAGGTTTTAGTCACCCTCTGTTGGCAGACCGTCTCGCCGGGTCTGAATGGAGTAAGAACTACCACTGGCGTCGAGCTTGCCGCGAGTTGGATTGACCCCGTCTTCGCTCCGCTTATCGTGGGAGAAGTGCTACCATCTGTGGCCGCCGCCTTTCCGAAATACAGGAAGATCACCACCGTAGCGTCAGAGTTTCCGGCGCTGATGGAGTCCACGTCGAATTGCGCGAGCTTGGACGAATAGTTCCACGTCTGGCGATTGTACGCGAGCGGGGTGATTCCATCCTTGTCGGTCACCCGAACATCGAAACCATCGCCCCTCACATTATCCCAGAATAACGCAACGTCTGGCCCGATCTGCACCGAGGAATCAATAGTCCCAGAGCCGCTGAGATTATTGATGGACACCGGAAGTCGCAGCCCCCAATCTGAATCAAACCAGCTCATCAGTTATGGCTCCCTGAATCCTGTCTGAATTTCACGGTCAACACTACCACGGCGATCCCCAACGATGGGCGACCCACCTGCTCACCGTCGATAGATGAAACTCTTAGCTCCAGGTCATCACATAACGGCGAACCGCTCGTCAGGCTTCGATCTGCTTCGAGCGCGGCCTTGATATCTGATGCAAGATCCCAGGTCCTGAGGTGCATCTCCTCAGGGTTATCGCTCGTGTTCGATAGGTAGCCGATGATGTTCACCGTGAGAGTTCTATCGTACTGGGTGAGAACGGTTACCGATGGGGTCTGGGCTGTAGCCTCTGTGTCCGCGTATACGTAGACACACGGCACCCTGATCGGGTTCATGGCTGAAGCCATCACCACCTGATTGGACCCAGAGATGTCGAAGTTATACGATCCAGTTCCATCAATCCCCTGAAGGTCGGATTTAATCTGCGCAAGTATCGATCGAACTCGGCACCCCATCAGACTCTCACTTTAGGCATCGGAACCTGGATGATCGCCGACTCTACAAGGTTCCGAAGGTTTTCCGGTAGCATGTTCTCGAACTCTTGAAGAGCGGGCCTGACGAAAGGGCGCGCCGGGATCTTGACTTTATTCGTCAAGATATACCACGGGATCCCGTCTGGATCTGATTCATGAAACAGGGCGCGCCCCTTCCTGAAGAACAAACCGCCACCGGTAATCCTCAACGGTGGAGGATATCGATCGACACCTCGATCT